CCATTCTCTCTTGAAACTCATACATTTCAAATGGTACAAGACCTTTATCAATGGTAACAATGTTTATAAATTTTGTTATGAAGTATTTTGGATCTTCAATGCATTTAGACAGCTCAACAATTTGATCTTCAGTAAATTCTGAAGAAGTAAATGCTTTCTTTAAATTAGGATTACCTAGATATTGTTCTCTAGGATTCAGATTCTCCGTCATCTTTTTTTGTTTTCTTTAATAGTTTTTGTAATTCATTTGTAGAACCTATATACAATGCATTGGTCACATTTTTAGGTGCATTGTTAGGAACTTCTTTTAGTCTTTTTAATCTACTTTGTAGACCTAATAAATCTTGCGATACCTGACTTACTGTTTGAATTAATTGTCCTGCAACCTCATATGTCCTAGGGTGCTCACTTTCTTTTGCAAGTGATAAAATACCATCTATTGCTTCATTACCTTTTTCTATTAACTTATAAAGATTTTCTCGGCCGTGTTCAAAATCATCTTGAGGATCGGCTGACTCTGGTATTACAGTAACCTCTTTTGGTTCTATTTTTGTAGGCGCCAATATTTGTTCAGCGGTTACATCTAAAATTTCATTTAACTTATCATCTATTTTACTCATACTATTATTTATAGTTACCTAAAAATTGCAAATTTGGCAGGATCAATATAATGGTTTGAATCACTAGGTAAGTAAGGATCTTCAGGTCCGCTAAATCTTGATGAAATATTTAATTCAAAATCTATTCCATTATCATGTGCCATTTGTTTTGCCTTATCAATATGATTTTCATTATATTTAAATATAATATATTGCCATCTTGTTTTAATACCTTTACTAGCACATAATTTTGCTATGTTAAATAACTTTATGCCATCCTGATTTATTCTGTACTTATGACTTTCTTCAGGCAAACCATCTATTCCGAATATCCATTCACCTTTACCAAAACTATTAAACGCATTTTCATACCATCTTAGTGGTCTTTGTGAGGCTGCTGTGTGTATTATTAATTTTTTATTTTTATCTTTTGCTATTTTTATAAACTCTAATAGATTAGGATTAAATATAGGATCCGATATCTGACCACAACAAGATATTTCGTCAAAAAAATTTACTATTTTTTTAAACTCAGGTATTGTTAAATCTTTTCCAGGAACTGGTCTTATGTCTTTATAGTCCTGCTGTCTAGAACACATTGGACATTCTAGAGTGCATCTAAAACCAATATCAATGTTTATTCTTTTTCTATTGAGAAATTTATTTATCGAGTCCTGATGATTCGTCATAGTTTAATCCATCTTCAAAAAATTCTAAAGTTTCAGTATATGTGTAATCATCATCATAATCTGCTGATGTAGGATTAGGAGTAACCTTAATTCTTTCTTGTCTAGATGGACTTTCAGATTGTGGTTTAGTATATAGATCAACACCCGCCTGACGAATTACAGCACCACTTGTAATTGGACCATATAGATATATTTTAGCAGTAAAATTCATTGTATAAATTATTCTTCGATTAGATGTCATATCGCCATCATAAGTATCTTCATAATCTACACTATTTAAAACAAAAGGAATATCTCTTTTGATATCCATAGTTTTATCTTCAATCATTGTTACCGTATAATCTGGTTGAAAGAAAGGCAATATTTGTTCAACTATTTGTAAACCGTCATCTGAATTAGCAGTAAAAGAATATAAATTAAAACCCATATTGTAAGGTACAGGTGCAAATTGTGTAAAGACTTTATTATCATCAGCACTTTTTGCTTTTTTATACTTTAAGTTTTTATTAATCTTACGACTGGGATCATAAGAGATCCCAGTCATTTCAAAGCTCAATCGAGGTAGAGTGATTGCAACTCGTTCTTCACTGCCAGAACCTAAAGTAGTTTGTTGTTGTAGTCTGGCTAAAAACTTTTCTCTTGGTGCATACATCAAAGGTACTCTTAAACTTGATACAGCAACACCATTAGAATCAAATCTTCTTACACCTATAGTATTAAATATTGTACCAAATGCAATAACAGTATTTCTTAAATGTTTATTATAAAAATATTGTCCGAACATTAGAAGTCCTTCCCAAAGTGTTCATCAGCTTCACCGAATGGGTTTCTCTCGCTGAAATCTAATATATCATCTGAGGTATCACTAGGTGTTGTAGTACCTGCAGCTGCCTCAAACTTATGACTCTGATCTACAATTTGTTTTTCACCTAATTCAGCAGGTGCAGTTTCTAATAATATAAAGTTTGTTTGACCAGGTATATCTGATTCCATCATTATAGAACCAGCTGCCAACCCTGATTCAAGACTAATCTGAAAGTCGAGCATATTCGTTGATAAGTCATCTTCAATTTTATCAACATCAGCAATACCTGTACTAATTTCTTCAGATGAATACTCAAACTTAGTACATCTTAATTTGTAAATAGGAAGATCATTTACTTGATAAAATGGTTGTTCATGTTCAACAAATTGTATCTCAAAGAAAGCATTTACTCTAGGAAACCATATTAAGTCACCTTCATTAGGCCTAGAACTTTCAATTAAATTATTTTCTGATTGTAAAACTTGTTCCCATCTTAATTTAGAAACCACTAAAGATATATCATCTCGTAATTCTAAACCAAATTTTCTAATTATTTCTTGTTCGCCAGCAAATCCATCTGTATTTTCAACATACATCTCCATAATATATGCTGCAGTAAATTTGGCTGAAGTATCTTCTCCTAATATACTATCTTCATTTACTAAGGTTCTAGGTAAATAATAAACATCTTGACCATAAATGCTTAGTTGCTCTATGATTAATTCTTCATAAAGACGCTGTTCGTTCTGATTACCGTGATCGAAATAAACATTAGTTGGCATTTTATCCTACCATATAACTGATAGGTGTTTCAAAAGTATCTCTTATTTCAGTTTCTAATTTATTTTTTTCCTCTAGAGCTTGTGTGTATATCTGTTCGCCGTTCATAGATACACCACCTAACATTTGAACACCTTGAAATTTTGACAGATTAGCACCCCATTGTTGCTTAATTAAAGCAGTCGTATATCTTTTCAAAAACATATCATCATAGATATCTGTATATGTATCTGGGTCTAATTTTCTATAACATTCTATAATTAAATATTCACCGGCAGCAACATCATTCTGCCAATCCATTCCTATATACAATCTATTATTATGCATATTAAATCTTATTGGTTTTTCACCAATGAGAATATGATCTAGAAAATCTAGGTGTCTCATTGTCATCTCATAATGTATAATTGAGGTAGAGGAGAAATCATAGAGATCATTTAATCTCATTTGATATCTAATATCAAACATATTTAAATTTGACTTATCGTTGAAATTAAATATATTCATTACTGATAACACAGAGGACGGCATTACAATAAAGTTTTTTTGATTACCAAAGGTGTTAGAAACAAGACCTTCGGTACCAGTACCAACAGTCTCGTCTGCTCTCGCCCTTGTAATATCGTCAGCAGTTACCTGGTATTTCATATACATTCTCTCAACACCGTCATAATGGTATTGAGCAAAGTATTGTAGTGCTTCGTCTATTCTATCATCAACCTGGTCATCATCTACATTTATTTCAATAACAGGCTTGCCTAACGCTCTTAAGCAATATTCTTTCAAAGTTGATTTTGAATTTGGTACAGCCATTTATTTTCCTTCTAATTTGTCTACTTTCGCTGATAATTCTTTTATCGCTTCAATCAATAAAGGAACTAACTTATCATACCAAACTGTTATATACTTTTCGTCTATTGGTGCTTTAGTTACCACTTCTGGTAATACTTTCTCTACTTCTTGTGCAATTACTCCTACTTGTCTTTTATCATTATTGTAACCTAAAGACTTTGCAGTTTCATTTTCTTCAAAGTAAACACCTCGTAATTCTTTTACTTTCTCTAATGCATTATCTATCTCGCCAAGAACGGTCTTTAATCTTTCATCTGAGTAGAAAGCAGTAATATTATTTGTTGCCCTAATCTCACCTGCAGTCGTTGATCCTGCAGTACCAACACCCAATGAATTAACTTGGGCATCAGAGTTAGTAGTAAAACCACCAGCAGGTCCAGTAGGTCCAGTAGGTCCTGTAGGTCCAGTACCTCCATCATTACCATCACTACCAGCAGGCCCCGTAGGTCCAGTAGGTCCTGTAGGTCCAGTACCACCAGCAGGCCCAGTAGGTCCTGTAGGTCCAGTAGGCCCAGTACCTCCATCATTACCATCACTACCTGCAGGTCCAGTAGGTCCCGCAGGTCCAGTAGGACCAGTCGGCCCAGTTAAGGCCGCATTTGCAATAGTTATCTTTTTCATGTTTCCAGAATCAGAGGTATCTGATACTAGAATTAAATCATCTGAAGCACCTGTCGTAATCGTGGGTTGATCCGATATCGGATCAATATCAACCTTACCTGTTACGCCATCAATACTTACACTTCTTGTTCTTGCCATTATTCTCTCGCCTCCGTAGTGGTAAGTAAGGCGACCCATCTATAAGTGTGCCCTGCTATACCGGTTACTTTTACATAAATTGCGTCATTAGTTGCATCGGCACCAACATCAACAGCCAATGCAGTATTATCTTCAGCAAGTATAATTTCATACAGATTACCTACATCAGCAGTAGTTCCTGAATTATGATCTATTATACCTTTTAGATGATATCCTGCACCGACACCATCTGAATCTGTTCTTCGTGCAACAATATCAACACTATACATTACAGTTGAATTATTTGCAACACTCACTCTACTATTACTAACGCCACCTATAAATATTTCGGTTTCAGTAGCATCCGTTGTAGTACCAGTTAAAACATTTTGTGTACTAACCGCATTAGAAGTATTACCTGTAATTAATATTCCACCACCTAGTTGAACTATATTATCACTAGAGTCTCTAATAAATATTTGTTTATCAGCAGTATTTACCGCAATCTCGCCGACCGCAATATCACTTGTAGTGGGATTACTTCCCGCGGACTCGCTTCGTTTTGGTTTTATTACTGTCGCCATTATTTACCTTTGCATATAATTTAGTTAATTCATTACTTAAATTATTGTTTTGTTCTTCCAACTCAGACACTTTCGCCTGTAATAAAATGTTCTCACCCATAAGACCATTCAGTTTTTTCGAGTAAGCAGTTAAAACATAATTTATATTTACTTCACCCGTTATAGTTTGGGCATCATCAAATTTAGCCATTATAATTTCACTTTCTTAATTATTAATATGTGCCTCCGTCTATATCACCAAACGCAGGTGCAGAAGCACCATTTGAAGTCATTACTTGACCTGCAGTACCAGCAGCAAGCACAGATATCGCACTAGTTCCATTTGAAAGTAGTAATCTATTTGCAGTTAAACTAGCAGCACCTGTACCACCATTTGCAACAGGTAGTGTGCCAGTTACTTTTGCAGTTAGATCAATACTACCAGCCAACATAGCATTTGTAATACCACTTGCCTTAACTTGTAGTGTATCTGAATTTATCTCTATTGAACTATCATCAACTTGAACTGCCAGTGTATTACCTGATTTTGTAAGACCAGCACCAGCATCAATTTGACCAGCACCTGAGAATTGTGCAACTGTTAAATCAGTTGTTCCGATAGTTGGTGTACCATTATGTGTAAATGTAAAACCATTATCAGCATTATTAGTACCTTGAGTTACAAATATAAAAGTACCACCAGGTAATTCAGCACCTGTATCAGCATCTGTTGCTCTTGTTAGTACAAACGCAGCCCCAGCACCACCAGTATTTGTTACTGTATAGATACCGTTTTGTGCAGCGTCTGCCTGATCTTTAACTAAAACTCTATCACTTGTAGAAACAGCAACACTATCTATAGTTAAAGCACCATTTGCATTTGCTGTTAATGTTGCACCAACACCACTTGAACCGTTAGCATAAGTTGAAGCAGCGAGAGCTGCAGTAGTAGCAAGTTTAGCTGAATCTTTAACATTCAATCCTGTTTTAACAGCATCAACATATGCTTTTGTAGCTGCATTTTGAGCCTGAGTAGGATCAGCGACATTAGTTATCTGATTGCCACCCATATCAATAGTTTGTGAACTAGCAACTGTAAATCCACCATCAAAGTCTGCACTAGGTGTAAATGTTGCTGTACCAGTAATCGCAACAGCATCAGCAGAGGCATCTCCTAATGTGACCGCACCATTTAATACAGTCGCACCAGTTACTGTATGTGAACCAGTCACAGCCAAGTCTTGACTTAATACAACATCACCATCTGCCTCAATTTGTATTGCATCTGTATCACTAGTAGAACCAATATTACCACCGTTACCGATAATGATATTACCTGTAAATGTACCAGAAGCAGCAGAAAATGCACCGTTTGAAGTTATATTTCTTATTGTACCAATATCTTTATTTGCATCAACAACAAGTGCCTTACTTGCAGCCGCAGTACCAGCAGTAATATCTTCAATCTGTTCAAAGTCTACTTCTACCATTGAAGCAGAACCTATCGTAAATCCTGCAGCAGTTACAGTACCATCTGATGTAAAGTCTCTTACAGTTCCTATATCTCTACTTGCATCAAGCACAAGTGCCTTATTTGCACCAGCAGTACCAGGAGTAATACCGTCAATCGTTTCTAATTCTGCTTCTGTTATTATAGCAGAACCTATTGAGAATTGTGTAGTGAAAACAGGACTTGCAAGTGTTTTATTTGTAAGTGTTTGTGAACCTGTTAATGTTGCAACAGTTGAATCTATTGCAGTTGAAATTTTATTATTGGTAACAGTTGTATCAATACCTGTACCACCTTCAAATGTAATTGTTTCTTCAGTACTAATTGGGTCAGTTGAACCACTATCAGCAGCAATATTAAGTGCTGTTGAAATTGTACCAAAAGATAATCCACCAGAACCATCAGTTACTAGTGGTTGACCAGCAGAACCGTCAGCGCCAGGTAATGTTAAAGTTAAATCTGAAGCGACTGAGTTAGGTGCTTTTAATGAAACTGAATTAGAACCGTTATTAGTTCCTTCTTGAAACTCTATCGAACCTCCAACAGTTGTGCTGTTTCCTATTTTCATAGTGTCGATTGCACTATTTGAATCTACAAGCACAGCAGAACTTGCAGTTAATGTTCCTAATGTGTGATCATTCAGATCAGCAAAATATTTACCACCAATTACTAATACAGCAGAACCATCTGAATTACCGATCATTAACCTTTCACCAAGGTTTCCTGAAGTACCACCTCCGTAAGTTACTGCTAATTCTCCTGCTGATAATGCGGCTGGGGCTGTTGTTCCACTGGCAGTAGATCGTTTAATTTTTAATATCGTTGCCATTTATCTCTCCTAGAAATTACCACCATTGATTGTGATTGTACCACCAGTCTGTGGTTCAATATTATTAGTGGTTGTAAATTTACTTGTTGCACTATTGAACATCAATATAGAGCCATCACCGACTGAAGTTGCATCAACATCATTTAATGCAGCTAAAGTAACCGCTGCCTGAGCACCTGCTTTTACAGTTACCGAACCTCTAGTTCCACCTGAATCTACTACTGCCCCGACCGAACCTGTATTTGATACTGTTACCTCTACCATATTTCTATTTATATTCTCTAAATGCTAGTTACTTGTGGAAAAACTGTTATCTGACCTTCAATAACTCTAGTCTTTACACTACCAGAAGTCTGAGTGATTTCTACATCATACACATATCTACCTGCGGCAAGAGCACTTGTTTGTGCATTAGTTAGACTTAATTGAATTGCACCCGTAGCAGCATTCGTAATTGACGCTGTTATAGTTGTTTTAGTTGCACTTGCATAAGATTTTGCCATCTGAGAGGCGACTGTATATCCAGATAAATTAAAGTCTGTGCCATCTAGGTTATTCAGATTAATTGTAGTAGCAAAATCTGCCCCTTGATCTACCTTTAAATTTGCTATTGTTGCCATATCTTTCCTTTATACTATTTATAACCCTTATCTTGTCCAGGTTTTAATAAATGGTATAGTAAAATTTTTATCTAAGTATTTCTCATAGTCAGTAATACCCATAAATTCTAGAACCTCATAGGGCTCTAAATCTGCAATATCTTCATAATATATCTCTCGTATATTTGTAGATACTTTCTTGAGATGATCTACAAGTCTATCCATTAGTTTATCAATCAATACTATACCTGTGTGTTCTGCCCACGCTGGCACTTTAAATGATAATCTTTTACTGTATATCTTCTTTGTTCTTTCAACTAATTCAGTTTTATCTCTATCTCTCTCAGTAAAGTATAGATTAGTTTTTTGTGTCAACCATCTAGATATACCTTGTTCAATCTTATTTCTTCTTCTCAATATTATAAAATCTGTGCCATCAGTAGGTGGTATATTCATCTCAAAATCTTCAAGTTTCATTCTACCTTCGTGATATGCCCGTTCTTCTTCATATGTAGGTGAGAATGGTGGATACTTTATAAGATAGTTTTTATCAAAGTGATCACAAGTAATATGATGAACATAATCCCATGCTTCAAATCTTAAATTAGTCCATTCTTTATCTTGTTCAGGTGTAATATTGTGACCTGGATATAGACCATCTTTCTGTTTTACTCTTACAGATAACCAAGGATATTTAACTCGCATCTCACAAAATCTAGGCGAATAGAATTCAAATAAACCAAAATACTTATCTTCAAGAAGATTGTATCGTCTATTTAATTTCTTTAAAGAACCTTCAGTATTATCGCCACTATATTTAGCACGATAATATCTATCAAGTATCGCCCACAGTTTTGTTGAGCCGCACCTTCCTGTGTGAAGTATTATTTGTTTCATAATCTAATGTTAATATAATTTCTTTTAAATGTCTTGCAACTTTTCGCCATCTTGCAATATTTTTTAGATAATGCATATTCTTAGATTTAAGTTGAGCATTTTCATCTTTTAATATTTCAATTTCTCTTGCCTGATCCTCAGACAATAATTTATATTTTAGTCTTTCAGGTATCCAATACCAGTACCATTCTTCATCTTTATAATTAACTTGATCTCTAAGTTCCTCAACCATTCTTTCAAGTTCTTTTATATATCCTTTATCGTCTGTTATCTTTACAGCACTCTCATTATATTTCCAAGGACTTCTAAAAAATTCACATTGAGTTGGGTCTTGATCTTTTAATTTTTTTACTACCTCTTTACAATAAGTTTTTGATTGTTTAGGTTCGCTTCGCCAGTGTGTTTCTTTAACAAACAAATCACTATGACCAGGACCTGATACATTACTTCTTATAAGTTTCTTTATTCTTTCATCTTCGTTCATTCTTTTTTACCAT